TGTGCGAGCACGTATACATAGTAATCCGCACATTTGATGTCTTAGCTCTGTCAATCCGCACAATTGATGCTTACCTGTGAGCAATCCGCTCACTCGACGCACACTGTCACTCCCCCCTTATTGGACAGTATGTGTACTGTTGGATGTATGTGAGGTATAGTTTGTTCCCTGGGAACGATGGGGTGTTGTGATGAGTAAGTGGAAGGAAGTGTTGGAGGGTGTAGAGCCGTTGAATCCATTGCAGATACGGGCGTTGGTGGTGGAGCGGTTGTTGCAGCATGCCGTAGATGAGGACATTAGCCCGGCGCAGAGGTTGAAGGCTTTGGGGATGTTGGGGAAGGTGACGGAGGTAGGAGCCTTTACGGATCGTAGGCAGGTGGAGCATGTGAAGGATCCTGGGGTGGTGAAGGATGAGCTTATTAGTGCGTTGAGAGCGGCGTTGAAGAATCCTACGAAAGCGTTAGAGGGGTTGAGGAGGGAGGAGAACCGTGAGGTTGTAATAGACCCCCCTCCCCCTGAAAAAGTGGTAGATGAAGACCCCACCCCCCGGGATAAGTGAAAGCACCCCCTTATGGAAATGACACCCCGGCAAAAGGAACTGTATATAGCTATACAGGAGTTTTGGGATGAGAACGGCTATGGACCCTCTGTGGGGGACTTACAAGAGCTGCTTGGAGTGAAGAGCAGGAACTGGGTGTACTCCACGATGATGAAGCTCGTTGCGAGAGGGCACTGCACGTATTTGAAGAACCAACATCGATCCATCCGGCCGGTCAATGGATAAAGACATTGTTCAGATACTGAAGAATCTGGATGAGAGCAACCTTCCAGATCTAGTAGAACAACTCCCCGCGATTGAACGGGAGATCCTTCTTAATACACTGAAAGAGTACAACCAAGGACTTGAACGAGAACGATCTCAGGTTGACTTCATGGCTTATGTGAAGTCTGTGTGGCCAGGGTTTATACCGGGTAGACATCACGCCATCATCGCCTCGAAGTTCGCAGAGATTGTTGAAGGAAAGAAAAAGCGCCTGATCATCTGCCTCCCACCACGGCATGCTCTTCTCACCTCCACGAAGATCCCAACCGTATCGGGATGGAAACGAATCTCCGAGATCACCGCTGGGGACTATGTATTCGGCCCAGACGGTAAACCCACCAAGGTTCTTGGTAAGTCAGAAGTCTTTAAGAACAGAACCCTATATAGAGTAATCACAGACGATAAAGCCTTCCTCGATGTAGACGGTGAACACCTCTGGACCGTCAGCAACGTGAAATACAAACCCACCACGATGACGACAGAGGAGCGCTATAAACGACAAGAAGAACCCGGTAAGAAACTTAGACCACGCCTGCCAGACGTATCACCCGTTGAATATCCCGAAAAGAAACTCACAATGGACCCCTACGTCCTCGGCGTGTTTCTCGGAGATGGAAACAGACTCTACCCCTCTGTATCAAACAAACTCAAAGACGCACCGTATATCCGACGCGAGATTCAACGCAGGAAATATAAGATCGGCCGTCAATGGAAGTACCACCAGTACACAATAGACAATATCACCCATAAGCTCGCAAAACTCCAAGTGATGCGACGCAAACATATTCCAGAACAGTATCTCCTGGCATCAGTACAACAACGCAAAGACTTGTTGATGGGGTTAATAGATGCAAAAGGAGTTGTGAATCTCAAAGGCCAAATCGCTATTGGAAGTGTTAGTAAACAGATGGTCTACGATATTAGCCAACTGTTATCTAGCCTTGGTATCAAGCCGCATATTTATAAGATGCGGGAGAAACATCCAGATAAAGACTATGGAGATTATTGGAGAATAATGTTCTATGCGCCGGGATTAACTACGATCCCACGAAAGTTGGCGCGTATGAAACAACACAAGAAAATGGGTAGATATATCAAGATTCAAAAACTCCATATTACTGGTGACGTGCAATGTATTAAGGTTGATCGAGAAGATGGTTTGTTTCTCGCAGGAACAGAATATATCTGCACACATAATACAAAGAGCGAGTTTGCAAGCTACTTATTACCGGCTTGGTTTCTCGGGAAGTATCCTGAGAAGAAAGTGATCCAGTGTTCCAATACGGCTGAACTCGCTGTTGGGTTTGGAAGGAAAGTTAGGAACCTTGTAGACAGTGATCTGTACACCAAAGTCTTTCCAGACGTGAAGTTGAGACAGGATTCAAAAGCCGCAGGTAGATGGTCTACGAATAGAAACGGTGAGTATTTTGCTATTGGTGTTGGGGGTACGGTGACTGGTAAAGGTGCGGATCTGTTGATCATCGACGATCCACACTCCGAGCAGGAAGCAGCTCTTGCGGCTCATGATCCCAAGGTTTATGACAAGGTGTATGAGTGGTACACCTCGGGTCCACGACAGCGATTACAGCCTGGCGGGGCAATAATCGTGGTCATGACCAGATGGGGGAAGCGGGATCTCGTAGGGCAGGTTTTGAAAGCCGCCGCACAGCGCGGTGGTGAAGACTGGGAGGTGGTTGAGTTCCCCGCAATCCTTCCATCCGGCAAGCCTGTATGGCCTGAGTTCTGGAGCCTAAAGGAGTTAGAAGCTCTAAGGGAGGAGCTGCCTAATGGTAAGTGGCAAGCTCAGTACCAGCAGAACCCGGTAGCTGAAGAAGCGGCCGTCATCAAACGCGAGTGGTGGAAGCGGTGGGAGGAAGAGGATCCTCCGGACTGTGAGTTTGTGCTTCAAGCGTGGGATACGGCGTTTGAGAAGAACCAGCGGGCTGACTATTCGGCCTGTACGACCTGGGGCGTGTTCTATAGGAATGATGAGCACGGTGAACCGCAGGCAAACATCATCTTGTTGAACGCCATACGTGATCGAGTGGAGTTCCCGGACCTAAAGAAACTGGTGCTTCAACAGTACAAAGAATGGGATCCGGACTCGGTGGTGATTGAAAAACGGGCGTCTGGTGGTCCGTTGATCTATGAGCTGCGGGCCATGAACGTGATGGTTCAAGAGTTTACGCCCGTAAAGGGGAACGATAAGATAACTCGCCTGAACGCCGTTTCAGACATCTTTGCTTCGGGTCGCGTGTGGGCACCAAACACCTCGTGGGCCGAAGAGGTGGTTGATGAAGTGGCGGGCTTTCCCAACTCGGAACACGATGACTACGTGGATACCGTCTCGTTGGCTCTCATGCGGTTTCGTCGAGGAGGTTACATCCGTACCGCACTTGACGAAGAAGATGAGCCGTCCTACTACCGTAGACGCCCAGCGTTCTACTAAGGAACAAACATGATCGACAAGTCCTTTTATCAAGCACCCCAGGGCACAATTGACTTGGAGGAGCCTGATGTTGAGATCGTTATTGAAGAGCCGGAATCAGTAGCCATCCGATCAGGGGATGTTGAGCTTCTCATTGAAAAGATGGATCCGGACTTCGGTGCGAATCTGGTTGAACTGATGGACCCGCAAGAACTCTCCCATTTGGCCGGAGAGTTGATTGGCGAGTTCGAGATGGATCTTTCGTCTCGCAAAGACTGGATTCAAACGTATGTAGACGGTCTTGAGCTTCTTGGCATGAAGATCGAGGACCGGACTGAGCCGTGGCCGGGTGCCTGTGGTGTGTATCACCCTCTTTTGGCTGAGACGCTAGTCAAGTTCCAGTCAGAAACCATCATGGAGACCTTTCCTGCTCAGGGTCCAGTCAAGACACAAATCATTGGTAAAGAGACGACCGAGAAGAAAGACGCAGCGATTCGTGTCAAGGACGATATGAACTATCGCTTGACCGACGAGATGACCGAGTACAGGCCCGAACATGAGCGGATGCTGTGGGGTTTGGGCTTGGCGGGTAACGCGTTCAAGAAGGTCTACTACGATCCGAACCTCGAACGCCCGGTGGCTACGTTTGTACCGGCTGAAGACATGGTGGTCCCGTATGGCGCATCAAGTTTGATGACTGCGGAGCGTGTAACCCATGTCATGCGGAAGACCAAGAACGAAATCGTGCGTCTTCAGGCCGCAGGGTTTTACGTTGACGCCGAACTTGGCGAGCCAGTAGCGACCTTTGACGAGGTTGAGAAGAAGATTGCCGAGAAGATGGGGTTCCAAGCGACCTCAGATGACCGGTTCAAGCTGCTTGAGATGCACGTTAACCTCGATCTTCCGGGTTTTGAGGACATGGAAGACGGGGAAGAGACGGGAATTGCTCTGCCTTACGTGGTCACGATTGAGAAAAACACGCAAACCGTGCTGGCCATCCGCAGAAACTGGAACCCAGACGACCCTCTAAAGCTCAAACGGAACCATTTTGTTCACTACGGCTACGTTCCGGGCTTTGGTTTTTATCACTTTGGCCTGATTCACTTGATCGGAGCGTTTGCCAAGTCTGGAACCTCGCTAATTCGGCAGCTTGTAGACGCTGGAACCCTGTCGAACCTCCCTGGTGGCTTCAAAACTCGTGGTTTGAGGGTCAAAGGTGACGATACGCCCATCTCGCCGGCCGAATGGAGGGATGTAGATGTCGCCTCCGGGACGATCAAAGACAACATCCTGCCGCTTCCGTACAAAGAACCCAGTCAGGTTTTGGCAGGATTGCTCGACAAGATCATTGATGAGGGCAGGAGGTTCGCATCTGCGGCTGATCTGAAGGTTGCAGACATGTCCTCCCAGAGTCCGGTGGGTACCACCCTGGCGATTCTGGAGAGAACGCTCAAGATCATGTCGGCCATCCAGGCTCGGATTCATTACTCAATGAAACAGGAGTTCAAGCTCCTGAAGACAATCATTCGGGACTACACCCCGGAGGAGTATGACTACGAGCCGGTGGAAGGCACTCGTCGCGCCAAGAAGGGCGACTACGATCAGGTCGATGTCATCCCGGTTTCTGATCCCAATGCCGCAACAATGTCGCAGAAGGTGGTTCAGTACCAGGCTGCGCTTCAGCTCGCACAATCGGCACCCCAGTTGTACGACCTCGCCCAGCTTCATCGGCAGATGTTGGATGTACTGGGTATCAAGAATGCGTCCAAGCTGGTGAAACTTGAAGACGATGAAAGGTCGACAGATCCGATTACCGAGAACATGAACATGCTTAGGATGAAGCCGCTCAAGGCGTTTTCATTCCAAGACCAAGATGCTCATATTGCAGCGCACCAAGCGTTCTTGCAGGATCCGAAGACTGCACAGATGATCGGTCAGAATCCTTTGGCCAATCAGATGATGGCGGCTATGCAGGCGCATATTGCAGAGCACTATGCCTTCGCATACCGCAACATGATTGAGCAGCAGGTAGGGGGTCCGTTGCTTCAGACGGGTGATGATGAGCCTCTGCCTCCCGACATGGAGAACGCGGTGGCACGGATGGTTGCCCAAGCGGCCCAGCAGCTTACCCAGAAGCACATGGCCGAAGCCCAACAGCAGCAGGCCCAACAACAAGCCCAAGACCCGATCATTCAGATGCAACAGCAGGAACTCCAGCTCAAAGCGCAGGAGATCCAGCGTAAGGCCCAGAAGGATCAGGTGGATGCTCAACTCAGGTTGCAGCAACAACAGATTGAAC